AAGAAAGAGGGAGGAGAGGGGGTACAGATAGGTCCATCTGAGTTAGGTGGATGTCGTCGCAAGGTTTGGTACAGACTCAATGACCAACCAGAGACCAATGATAACGAGTTAAAGCTCGCAGCAATAATGGGTACTGCTATACACGCAGAGATTGAGAAGGCACTCTCTGATAATGCAGATGTGATGCTTGAAACTGAGGTTGAATACAATGGAATGAAGGCACACATTGACTGTTTCGTACCTAGTACCGGCGATGTGATTGACTGGAAGACAAGTAAGATTAAGAACCTTGGATACTTTCCATCAACGCAACAGCGTTGGCAGGTACAGGTCTATGGTTATCTCCTAACAAAGAACGGTCATAAGGTAGAGCGCGTATCACTAGTTGCTATCGCACGTGATGGTGATGAACGTGATGTCAAGGTACACACAGAAGAGTACAACGAGGCTATGGCCTTGGAAGCATTGAACTGGTTATCTGCTATCAAGGAGTCAGCAGATGCACCAGCTCCTGAAAAGGATGAAAGTTACTGCAAGTTCTATTGCAAATACTATGACGCAAGTGGGCAGATGGGATGCGTTGGTCTAAAAAAAGAACGTACAGCAGTCAGTAGTGTGCTGATTGAAGATGCAGAAGTTGACAAAAATGCACTGTTCTTTCTACAGTTGACTACTCAGATTAAAGATTTGGAAAAGCAGCAAGACTCTTTGAGGGCCTCCTTTGAAGGTTTGCTAGGTGTCACAGCAAGTGGCATCGAATTGAGTTGGACTACAGTGGCAGGACGTTCTACTGTGGACGACAAAGAGGTTGAGAAACTTCTAGGTTTTGTTCCTAAGAAAGTTGGAGCAGAGTCATTTCGACTAAACATCAAACCAAGTGGAGGAAAGTAAATGGCAACAGAGGGAACTAAGTTCCAGATAAACTACAAGTTAAGTGATGGAACACTTATCAACTTGTATGCAGCAGATGTAAAAGAGTTAGAGGCAGGTCTTGCAGATCTTGCTATGAACGCAATGAACATCAGAGCAACAGGATTTGAACTAGCAGGTGGTAGCCCAGCAGCAGCGCCAGCAGTTGCATCAGTAGCACAAGCCTTCAGTGGCACATACGTAGTACCAGCACCGGTTGCATCAGGAACTAATAATTCCTGTAAGCACGGTGCAATGACATTCAAGACAGGTACATCAAGCAAGGGTCCTTGGCAGGGTTGGATGTGTCCAACACCAAAGGGCGCACCAGATAAGTGCGACACAATTTGGATTAGATAGCTTGTTGAGAGGGATAGGGTGCTCAATCTTTCGCGTGCGTGGAGTGGTGTGCTTACCAAGGCAACACCGCTACCTGATGTATGGAAAGGTTTAGTAGCCGAGGGTATTAAGTTTAGGCGTGGTCAAGTCTGTATGATTGCTGCTGCTCCTAATGCTGGTAAGTCAATGTTCTCACTTATCTATGCAGTCAAAGCAAAGGTTCCGACCTTGTTCTTTTCTGCTGACACCGACACGACAACAGTAATGATGCGTGCTGCCTCTCACCTTTCTGGTCATTCACAGGTGTCCGTTGAGGCAAATCTGTCAAACGATTCACACTATTACGATGCTCACTTGGATAAGGTTGCACACATCAAGTGGGTATTCGACTCATCACCATCACTTGATGATCTCGAACTAGAGGTTCGGGCCTACGTTGAACTCTATGGTATGCCACCAGAGTTGATAGTTATTGACAACCTGATGAACGTAGCAGCAGAGACCGATAATGAATGGGCAGGACTTCGTGCAATTATGATGGAGTTCCACAATATGGCACGCACAACAGAGGCGTGCGTAATGGTCCTGCACCACGTATCAGAACAGTCAGAGTATGGTTCACCTACTGAGCCACCTCATCGCAGAGCAATACACGGCAAGGTATCTCAGCTACCTGCCCTTATACTCACACTAGGTTATGACCCTAGCCAGGGTATTCTCAAGGTGGCACCGGTCAAGAATAGGTTTGGGCCACACTTAGCAGATGGCAAGAAGTATGCACAGTTACTAGTAAATTACGCAGCAGTACAGATAGGCGATCAAAATGAGTTTGGTTGGATGTTACGCAAAGATACTATCGCTGGATACCAAGGAGGTTACAATGTCTGAAATAATGGAATGGCGCAGTAAGAATGAGTACGAGCAACTATTAAAGCGAGTTGACATATTGCAGGCAGACTTGGCTAACTTCGTTGGTGCAATCCTGCAAGCTGGAATTGTTGAACTTGTTAAGGATGAGGAAGGTAATCTTGTCTATAAGATTAACAAGGTTGTTATAGCAGATGAGCCGGTACAACAAGACTAAGGGCGCAACCTTTGAGACTGATGTTCTCAAGTGGCTACGCAAACAAACAGGTGTCCTTGCTGAACGCTTGACTAAAGCTGGCAGTAAGGATGAAGGAGACATAGTGTGTGTAGTGGCGGGGGCCACATACATACTAGAACTCAAGAACAGGCAGACACTTTCCCTGCCCCAGTTCTGGAGAGAAGCACAAGTTGAGGCGCTTAACTATTCAAAAGCTCGTGGGCTTGGGGAAGTTCCTCCTGCTTACGTAATAGTTAAGCGTCGCAACTCTTCAATACAACAAGCCTGGGTCATACAAGATCTAGCACAATGGTTAAAGGAAAGATAATAATGCCAGTACCAAAAGCAACAGGACCGGTGGTACTAACTGGATCTCGTGGATATGTAGGGACGGCAACCAAAGAACTTTTGGAAGACTCTGGATATAGGGTAATTGAAATAGACAGAAAAATTGGCAGGGATACAAGGTATATATTTAATTATCTTAGTATTGAAAGTCCAATATGTATAATACATTTGTCTGCAAAAAAATCTATCCCAGAGTCACTAAAGAAACCATTGTTATATTACTTCAATAACATTTTATCAACCTTGTCCGTAGCTATTGTTGCTAAGATGTCCTCTATTCCTGTTGTGTTTGCTTCTTCTGCAGCCGTTTACAGCCCCTCTAGTGCCTATGCCAAAGCAAAGATAGTAGAAGAGAAGATACTAGGCTATCTATGTCCTAAATTAGCCGTTCTAAGATATTTTAATATCGTTGGGAAGACTAAGACCGTCAACGACTATGGCTCTACAAATATATTTTCAATCATTGGTCGGAATCCAAAAATAATAATAAACAGTATCACTTCGACTAGAGATTATGTGCATATCCTAGACATAGCTAGGGCAAATGTAATGGCAATGGAGTACCTGCAAAACAATAGTTTTTTTATTACAGATATTTTTACTGGAGAATCAAGAACAATGCTTGATGTGGTAGCAGAGTATGAGAAAAATAACCATCACATTGAAAACACAGTGTTGGGCATAGAAGATATGTCCACTATCCCTGTTATAGATAATAGGGAAAAACTTGGTTGGAAACCAAGGTATACATTCAAACAAGCAATTCAATCTGAGATAAAGGAGAAGCAATGATTGATAGACCACCTGAATATGGGATGACTTGTCATTGTGGTATGAGGGTAACCGGCACTAATGAAAAAGGTCTTGTTAGTTTATTCAAAAAACATTATGATACTGGTGAGTATCATCTTGCGTATGAATTACATCAAAATCATTATTCTTTTTCAAAATCCGAGCAAGAGATAGTAATAGAGAAAGCAATACTACAAAGGGAGAAGCAATGATGCCAGTACCAGAGGGTGATATCACTACAACAGAGATACTAGAAACAGAAGTTATATTAAATGAAGAGGATGAAGATGACGACCAAGATAGGCCTACCTGAGAATCGTAAACGATTAAAAGGAGCAGGCATAGAGCACGCTAGGAGTGCATCATTTGATGCAGGTTACAATGCTGGCTTTGATGCAGGCATTGAGTATATGAAGAACCAAATAAAACTCAAAGCAAAGGATAAAGATGATAATTTGTCTTAACTGCACCAAAGGTGGTCAGGAGAACGGTGCCGGTCATCTCAAGCGTGCCTCTAACTGGCACGATAAGTGCCAAGAAAGGGATTGTGTATGCCAACACAAGATTGGAACAGGCTGGGTAAAAACAAAAGATTCAAAGGTTCCGTTGATGCAAACGCAATCCCCATAGGAGTCATTGTTTCCAATTACGGAG